GTATGTTCGATGAAGCAAACTAAAAGGTAGACTGGACGTGGGTGCGATACCCACCGCCTCCACCATAATTACTTGGAGAGATTAAATGTTTAAACGCATAAAAATTTGGTTCGAAAACTGGATAGCAGAAAAAGAAAAAGATAGAGTTAAATATCTCGGGAAGTAATTATGATGGGGGCGAAATAGGATCGACAGGTGCTGAATAGGTAAGTGGAGAACACGGTAGGTGACGACCGTAAATCGCGCAAAACGTTAAATGCAAACGATAACAATGCATATGAGGATTACGCTGTAGCAGCATAGTCGCTCGGGGTGGGTACTACCTAGCAACAGAAGTGCCAACTAATTTGAGGTGATAATGCTAGATAAAGATTTTCATGATAAAAGTACAAGAGAAAATCAATTAAGAGACTTTTTTCAACTTAGGGAATTCAACCCAAAGTGTAATGAAGAATATTTGAAAATTCCAATTGACCTTCCTTGGGATGCATTACAAAAAGATATCCCACTTGCCTTCGAGAAGTTCGGATGGTACGGTATGGTTCATAGAGCAAAAAGTGATTGGTCACGAAGCGAACTGTATGGTGGTCTTGGTCTAAACTACAATCCTGATTACAAATTTCCAATAGATCCTCACGCCCAAGGACTCGGTCAACCGAGAGCGGTTGAAGGTAAATTCAACAAAGAAGACTGGGCAAAATCTCTTGATGAAAACGATTATTCGTCCATGGATGGAGAAACTTCACTACCGCGTGGACTCAACACATATGATGATTGCTTAGGACTTAGGACTCCAACCGAAGTTTGTTCATTTAGATCTATATCATCTATCTTTGATAAAATTAAAATGCCTACATTTCAAGGAAGAATCGCTGAAGTTCGCGCAGAGGAAATAGGTTCAAAGGTCACGGAAGATATGAAAGAGTTCATTTGGCATACCGATGAACGCAATGAGATCATATCACGAATTTTAATCCCTGTGATATATGATGAAGATTATTGGATCGAGTTTAAAGACACGGGAACAAGAATAGACTTTGAACCAGGATATGCATACCACTTTAACACATACCGCACGCACCGATGGAATTTCAATTACCACAAGAATATTAAAAACAGGACTTGTATTGTTTTAGGATTCTCACCATGGTTACAATATAATGACGGTGAATGGACAACGAATAAATACTGTAATACAATGCACCCAATGGATATGGTGAAAGAAGGACTTGTAGTATGACATTCAAAACGGTTTCAATTCAAACAACTTACAAATGTCAAATGAGTTGCGCAAATTGTTATCTTGGTGACATGCTTAACAATGACAAATATTCTGACGTTGATCCAGATAAACTCAGAAAAGCACTTACTGGTAAAGATAGACTTGATGTGAGGTTTATTGGTGCAGAACCTACGATGAATCCTAACCTTTGTGAATTGATAAAGATTGCAAGAAAAGCAGGACATCGTCCCTCACTACTCACCAATGGTTTGAAATTAAGAAAAGAATCCTACGTTCAAGAACTAAAGAGTGCTGGAGTCAACATGCTTGGCATCAGTATGAATGGTGGTCTTGACGATGATATGTACCAGTTGATGGACAATGGCAAGTATGCAAAACAAAAGGGCATTGCTCTTGAAAATTGTTTTAAATATAAAATCATGCCGCATATCAATTTGATCATGATACCAGAGAATGTTCATGTGATTAAACCACTAGTGAACTATATAGAAGATCTTCGAGTAAAATATAAATTTACCAAATATCCAGTCATGCTCAGAGTAAAATCTGTTGGGCAGGTTGGCACATATATGAAAACTCATACATATAATTTACCAGAGATGGTTCAAATACTCAACCACGAACTAGGAGGCATAAATGATATCAGTTTCAAAATTAATGGATATGACGAAACAAACACTTGCACGTTTAAGATGCCTTCGGGACTTTTGGGTAAAATCACTGACTGGACATTAGACGACGAAGGCATTCCGGACTCCGGAAGTAAACGCAGAGGAATACTGACAGAAGAATATAACATCGAACCATTTTTCGAATACTATTCTTCGATAGAGGATGCACAATGGAAATAAAAGAATACGATTTTAATTTAAAAGATAAGTCAAGAGAAGAGATCAGGGAATGGGCAATTAACATTCCAAAAGATAATGTTGTTCTGTTCAGGGATCAAGATTTATCTAAAGAAGATCTTGTGAATATTTACAAAGGAATCGGTCGTACATATGCACCTCGTAAAAAAGAATTCTTTTGTGACGATGAATATCCTGAACTGTTTCGTGTTACAAATAAAAGAGTGAATGGTGAAAAGACTGGTGTATTTGCAGATAAAGAACTAGATTGGCACAGCAACGGTAATGCTAGAGATCAGGGGAAGGAATGCTGTATTGCTTTATATTGTGTTCAGGAAGGGATCGACAGTGTAACGAGTTTTTGTGATATGCGTCAGGCATATCGCGATTTACCATCTACAATGAAAGATGAGTTAGACTATATTGAATGTCTATATGGTTTTGAAAATGGTACATTCTACGACTTAGAAGAAGATGACAAAGAACTTGAGATGTTTAAGAACAGAGGCATCTACCTTGACGGAATCAAAAGGCATTTAGTATATCAGCACCCATACGATAACTATGCAGGTCTTTATTTCACCTTCCATTATATTCGTGAAGTTTATAATAACACGACTGACTGGAACTTTTTGTATAAGTATCTGTTAGATCACTGTTTTCAGGATAAGTATATTGCTCATCATTATTGGAAACCAGGAGATTTAATTTTTATGGATCAATATCACAGTTTACATAAACGCAATGAAGTCAAAGGCGAGAGACTTCTTTACAGGACAGCACTGGATTACAAATATGCTTTTACCCAAGACCTTTTCATTCCACGGTAGAAATACAAATTGCCGACCTCATAAATCAATACAAATTGGCAATTTAGATTTTTTACTTGCTCCAAAATGTGCAACAAACACCATCCGCTATATTAGTTATCTTCATGAGGGTGGTGTAGAGAGTGTAAATAATTTTAGAGACGACACATACGACGTTTTAAGATTAGGTGCAAAGAGTTCTCTTCCATATCTAGAAAACCGTGATGATGCACTAAAGGTTGCTGTTGTGAGAGATCCTGTCGAAAGATTCATTTCAGCAATATCATGGTATAATGGGAAATACGATAAAGAGGTAACAGTAAATGAGTGCATCCATGCTGGCATTCCAGATGATATTCACTTTTGGCCACAGACTTGTTTCTACGGTGATCCTTCTCAGCATACACACATTATCAAAGTCGATGAAATCACAACACTTGTTGAAAACTATGTTGGTGAAATTGAACTAGGTGAGATCCATAAAGGTCAGCATGATTTCCCTCGCCCAAAACTTTCAGTCAAACAAACGAAAGCGATCAAAGAAATGTATACAGTAGATTATGAAAACGGATATTGCTAATGGAAATGATTTGGCATATATTATTAACAGTTTGTTCTGGGTCAACGTGCCTCGAACAAGATGTTCAGTGGTTTGAAACTCAAGAAAAATGTGAAACTATGATGGTCGAGTATGTAAAGGTTCCACCCGATGGTCATTGGGATTCAGTAGAATACATATGTAAACCAGTAAAAAGTGAAGCGACATGAAAAATAGATGGTTGGGTGATTATTGTGATTTAGAAGTGAATGGGACTGTACTGACCAAGACGTTCAATAAAAATTTTCCAAAACATATAATGGATCCCGAGTGGTTATATCATTACAAGGCACTCAGGATGATTAATCCCACCCCTGTAGAGATATATGAAGTAGAAGAAAACAAAATTCATATGGAGTACATTGACGGGATCACTGGTATCGAATTTTTATATCAGAAAGGAACATCTAATAGACGATTAGCGGAGATGTCTTCTTGTATCTTTCAACTGTGTTCGGATATGTTAGATTACACTTTAGAACTTGACGAGACTGACAGAGTCTTTTATCATGAGGACTTGAATCTAACAAACTTTGTTTACAGTAATGATGGCAGAATTGTTCTCGTAGATCCTGAGAGCATGAAGTTTTTCAAAAGCATAAACTACAATGCACTCCTTCAACCACAACTGAACCTGTCAAAAATTGCTCATAAGATATTTGATAGAACAATATCGGAAACAAATTTATGGTAGGGAAATATTCACATCAATTTGACTTTGATTTCGATTACGATCAATTGTTAAAAGATGCTGAAAAATTATCTAGCAAACAAATATTACATCAGCGCACAGGGTCGGGTAACGATTATCGAAAAGCAGAAGAAGGTGATGAAGTAACACTACAAACTCACAAACTCTCTCTTTATAAAACCCCCACTGTAAAAGATCTTCCGGAAACGAAAAGAATCGTTGCTCAATGTAAACGTTTATTTGATGCAATAGGTTCTAAAGATAATGACATTTTGTTGCTAGAATATGATGAGAACTGTTTTTTAGGATGGCATATCGATAACCCACCCGAAGCAGATCTTGGAAGGATAAATGTAGTGGTGACTGATAATTGGAAAGAAAGTCCGATTATTTTTCGTGAGTGTGAAGAGGTTGTTGTTAAATGTCCTGCGAAATTAGCAGTAGTGAATTCCTATAGATATGAACACATGTACGATAATAGAGGCAGAGGAAAACGAATATTGTTATGCATGACGACGCATGATTTAAACTATGACGAGGTGGCAGATGCAGTTTCCAAACGTTTACAAAATTGAATACGATTTTCAAATTGAAAAGTTGTTAGAAGATTATAATAAAAGAATCAAGAAAGGTATGGCGTACAGATATCTTGCTGGTGAAAATTATGAGGATCGTGAAGTAGAAGAAACAGACGCTAACTATTCTAAGACAACGGTCGTTAAAGTGAAGAACGGCATTGCTCATAAAATTGCAAAAGAGTTTGTAGAAAAACATCATGGCAAAGAGTTCATCTGCCATTATATCAGTTATGGGTCTGATGATTTTGTCGAGTGGCATACTGACAAACGACCAGCAGAATATTGTGAAAATGCCTCAAGAGTAAATGTATTCTTGACTGGTGAATCATACACTACATTTCGTGATGGCGACCATAAATATAAATCTGCTATCGTTAATGTTATGGGTGCTGAGCATAAATATGACAACAGAGGTAAAGGTCATCGGGTCATGTTTCAGATTGGAATAAAAGGTGTGAACCATGACCAGTTTTGTCAAAACATTTTACAAAGATCAACCCTCGAATGGTTGGCATTCTGATTTAGAATATCTTTTTGATTGGGCAACAAAATACCCAACCAACAGACTAAAAGAAAACTATGCAGGATTCAGGCAAGATTATATTGCAGCAAGCATTATATACGACCCCAAACCTTGTGGATTCAGTTTACTTCAAGAGAGAGATTGTTTCAATGGTATGGGTAGAGTCCTAACACGTATGTTTTTCCCTGCCACTTTAGACAAGGGACTTTCTGTTAAGACATACAAATACAGTGACGGACTTCGCCCCGAAATATACACGATGATTGATCAACAAGTTGAGTTTGGTAAGAAACTTGGAATCACAGATTTCTTTTTCTCACGTGAAGATAAAAAACCTTTGATCATTAGAAACATTTGTGACGGTATGAACCGCAATGGATATGATTGGAAAGTTGCAGACAAACAATATTATGTTATTGGTGATATGTCTCAGTGGGTATGTTTCACAGGAGATAATTCTTTAATTTCTGCTTGACTTCTTCGAAAGGTGCTTTCGGTATAATCTTGAAAGTGAGTCTCTCTTCGGTTCCGCTCTTAACTGTATGCCATGTATCTGATACGCCAATCAAAGCGCATTTATATGAAAACTCACCATCATCAAAAACAATAGGAGAAGGATCTTTCAAAGCAATGTTAATCGAGCAAGGTGCATGGTGTGGACTATCGATATGCCAAATCATCTTATCGTCAGGCATAACTTTTAAGAACCGCCACCCCCAATCATGAATACCGATATCTTCCATGAATTTATGTACTTCATTCTCGATAAGTTTTTCAGATTCATTGAATTCATGCTCACGATTCTTCCTGCGTGACCAAGTGTATTTGAATCTCTCACCCTCGTGTTGCCAACGCATCCAGTTCTGTTTATCGTTGAGTTCATAATACCACTCACCAACTTTCCATCTTCCGATTTCGTTCGGGAGTTCATCGACTTCTACACAATTTTCTGTAGTAAACGTTTGGTCTATTGAATGCCAATAGCAACCGCTGGCAGCATCCAGTATAACTTGTTCGTCCATATTATGGGAGCAGTGGAGCAACATCTTCGAAATCCATATCAAAGATTGATATCTTATACAAGATTCTATCTTTGCTTCCGTTCGTTACACTGTGTTCAATATTAGTTTGAATCAGTGCTTGTTTATATGTGTAGTCTCCACTTCGATATGAAACAGGAGACGCATCACCATTGAGGATAAAATTAATTGAACATTTCGTATCAGTGTCTACATGCCATGGTAATGTTGAGTTCGCAGTCAAACGATAAAAAGACACATTTGTTTTACCGATGATGCCATACTTTTGTTTTACAAAATCAGCATAACTATAGGCAATGTCAGAGTTTAAATTATCGTTTCTAATAACTCTCCAAAAATCTACTGACTTTCCTTGTCTTCCATAATCTACTTCGTTTTCACGAATTCTTTCATATTCTTCTAAGAATAAACCATAATCAAAATCAATTTTAGTTTGTTTTAACATTATTGAGTGCAAACCTTAATAGTTGTTTTTTACCAGTGACTGTGCCGTCTCGCCTGTGACATAACCTTTTATTGTCATAGAGGATTAAATCCCCTGTTTGATATTCATGTGTAGATATATATTTGTCTTGGTAACAATGCGCTATAAGTTCTTCTCTCTGGGAGCAGTCAGTGTATGCTTCACTGAAATAAAAATACTCATCATTCACAATTAAATGTTGATAACAGTGTGTGCGTTTGTAAAGTCTTTCAATTGCTGGACTTTCAAATTTGCATGGGTGATCAGGATGTTGATCAAAGAATTTTTGAACACTATGTTTACATAACTCTTGCATTTTTAGATGTTGTGGCGCATCTTCATATGCTTGTTTCATGTTGCAAAACTGAATCGCGCCAGCATTTTCAGCACTTACGCAATAGATACCGACCCAGTCATGTACATCTGGAAGATAACCTTTGTCATGATGCCAAGGTAAATCGTTTGTTGCGGTCAGCGTTTCTTTAATAGTTGGTTCTTCAGTTGTTACTTCAATCATCAGCGAACCATTGTAATCTTGCGGTTGCGGATCACCAAAGTCACGAATCCAGTCTAATGGATCACGATCATCAAAGAAGTCCCTTTTTATATTGATCAAGTTCAAGTTTCGTCCTCTTTAATTCTATTATCATTTCTTTGCGTTCTTTGGTCCATATCTGATTATCTAATCCCTGTTTCTCTAAGTATAAGTATTTTCCAAAAATCTTATAGAAAAGAAAATAATCAGTATCGACATCAAACAGTTTATGGGCATGTCGTTTTGTATTACCGAGTTTAAAATTTTCAGGTCCACTCAAACATACATTTCCCTGATCATCTAATACCGCATTGTGTAGTAAACTTCCGTCATAATAGATACACCACTTTGACATATCATCAAGATAATAACGCGACAGTTCATAAATCCGACTTCGCCATTCGTGGGCAATCAGGTTATGACAGTTTAAGAAAAACTCTACATCTTGATTCTTATTAGATAAAACATGTAAAAGTTTTTTTCCTTCGCCTATAATTCCAAGATGATCAATAAAGTTCTGCTTGAAACTCGCAAAAGTTTCTTCGTATATTTTCAAGTTCTCTTGATTCGAAGAGTTGCTCATAATCTAATTCCCATTTTAACCCTTTATCCCACTTTTGGTCTTCGAGATATATCGTAGTTCCTTCTATCTTATTCAAGCACTTTTGCTGATGGATAAAAGATTCTTTGACCTTTTCCGACTCAGTAAATTTTATATTTGTGCAATGGTCGATAAAAGATTTTTCGTCCTCGCTTTTGTATTTATGCCAAAACTTTCTACCTGCTTGGTGATGAACAAGCAAACTAAGGTATGCTCTCCAAAGGTCTTTTCGTTTCAGGACTACAATTTCGGTCTCGTTGTAAAACTCTTTGAACCAGTCATATAAAACTCCACCTTTGTATTCGTAAAATAAGTGAAAGGCATGAAGTTTGTAGTGGAAGTTGCAGTCCAGCGTTTCAATGAAGTCGACTTTCCAGTCTAATGATTTTTGTATACCATGGGGTGCATCGAGGAAAAACTCGTGCCATCCAAACAAATCAGAACACTTGATACCACCTTCTTCATAATATTGTTGTCCAACCGATGAACCGCACCTCGGAGACGAAATCAGAATTTTTTTCATCTTAATTGTATTTTTTCCTTTACTATCCTTGGAAAGTGTGATATAATATATGTATAAAATGAAAAGAGAGAGAAAAATGAAATATACAGTTCACCAAGTTCGTAAAGATCGTAAATCTGAAAAAGAAGCAATGGATGCTAGATTCTTCGGCAAAGTCGATAAGTTGTTTTTCTTGACTGCTTATGATGAAGTCTGTACTATCGAAGCAGACGATCTTGACGAAGTATTCCAGATCGGTAACATCGGTCCAGAAGAAAAGATCGAGCGTTTAAATCGCATGCATTCAATCTCAGTTGGTGATGTTATCAGCAACGTGTATTATGAGTGTTTCGTAGTTAAAGATTTTGGTTTCGAAAGGTTGGGGGCATAATTATGAAAGATTATCCATACATGTATGGGCAACTTAAAGTTGCCGCTGAACTTCTTGCTCGTACAGCAAAAGATTCAGTTCAAGACACGACTGGGGTTTATGAATCACTATTAAGCAATCAGGCAAATCAAATTTTAAAATTATTGGAAACCCATGAAACATCCAATCGCTAGATATCTGATGTGCGCTTATGCGTACTATGTGGAGGATGCTCCTCTAATCTCTGATTATGAGTTTGACTCGTTGTCAAAATATCTCCTCTCTCGCTACGACGAGTTAGAGCATCCCCACAAACATCTTATCACCAAAAACGATCTGATAGCGGGAACCTATTTGGGAGAATATCCTGAGATGGTAAAGGGTGCAGTCAGTCATTATCGCCAGCATATGGGTCGCCTGAGAACGCCACCTATGAACTGGGAGGTAGAAGAAAAAGTGTCAACATTATCAGATTTTTTTGTTTAAGACGCATTTTTTCCTTTACTATATGTCAGAACTGTGATATAATAGTTGTATAATGAAAATTGAAAGAAAGAGAGAGTCATGAAAAAAGTTTTATCATATACCGAGTTATCAGCGTTTCAAAATGAATATATTGCGCTTGATAAAATTGAAGTCAAAACTGCAGATATCCTTGATCGGATTCAGCAACTTATAGACATATTTGATCTGGTTGATCAAGGTAAGATCTTAATGAACGATGCGGATTACAATTATGCTTAAAATTCTTGGAGGCATGATGCTGACTGCCGCATTTACTTTTGGACTTGTTTATTCACTTATTATGGGAGCACCACTCTAATGGCACACGAACTTGAAATTATTGACGGAAAAGCACAAATGGCATATGCAGGTGAGACGCCTTGGCATGGTTTGGGCGTTCCAGTATCTAACGATCTGACACCTGCGCAGATGATGGAAAAGGCAGGACTTGATTGGAAAGTTCAAGAACTTGACAACTATATCGAGTTCAATGGCGAACGTCGTTATACAGGAAAGAAAACACTCGTCCGCGAAACTGACGGTCAAGTGCTAACTACAGTCGGCAAAGACTGGAACCCTGTTCAAAACGAACAAGCATTTGAGTTTTTCTCAGAGTATGTGATGAGTGGTGACATGGAAATGCACACTGCAGGTTCGCTTCGTGATGGACAAATGGTTTGGGCACTTGCTAAAGTGAAAGATTCGTTTGAACTATTTAAGGGTGACACTGTTGACTCTTATTTGTTATTCTCAAACCCACACCGCTATGGTAAGTCAATCGACGTTCGGTTCACTCCTATTCGCGTTGTTTGTAATAACACACTTTCTTTGTCACTTGATCAACAGGTTCAGTCATCTGTTAAGATGGGTCACCGTATGCCGTTTGATGCTTCTAGCGTTAAAGAGACTCTTGGCATTGCTACTCAGAAGATGAATACATACAAAGAAATGGCACAGTTCTTAGGTGAACGTCGCTATACTTCCGATAATGTTGTTGAGTTCTTCAATGAAGTATTTCCACGGACATCTGATAAGCGCATCCAAAAAGGCATGAATATGATTGAAAGTCTTTCCCGTAATGCTAAACTTTGTCACGATGCCTTAGAAACCCAACCTGGAGCAGAATATGCTGAGGGATCATGGTGGCAGGCATTTAATGCTGTGACGTTTGTGACTGATCATGTTCAAGGCAATAACAACGACAATCGTCTTTATTCTAATTGGTTCGGTCGTAACCAACTTCGTAAGAAGTCAGCGATTAAAACTGCAATCAAATATGCGGAGGCAGCGTAATGTATATGCAATCTAGATCTGTAACACGGGATGCCAAGGCGATCAGTCTTGGTCTTCCCCGAGTTCAAGCAGAAATCAAACATCTTACTTCGAATAAGAAAACTTCTCGCGCAGTACGCCAGCGACTTATTCGTTTGCGAGAAGCAGAAACTCATCTTATAGATAACCCAAAAGAGTCTGCTGATTTGGTTTCTCAACTCAAGGAAATTCAAAATGGTTGATGGTGACTTTGATATGCCAAGAATCCATAAACTTGAAGAATGGGTTGAACGTGAAATGACCGAATCGGTACGTGATTATGTACAGGAATGGTTTCAGGTTGAGGATGTTATCCACCTCACTGAAAAACAAGTGACTGAGGTTGAAAATTTTGTAATGACATTGTCAGATTATTCACCAGTTCAACTTGGATATTTTAATATAATTGACGAATGGAAAGAAGAAAATGAAAGCGCATAGACCAGACATGGTTGCTGCATGGGCAAAAGAAAATGGAATTAAAGGTTACGAGATGTACGATAAAGTTGTACAAGAAAAAAATCGTATGCGTGCTATGAAAGCACGTAGGAAAGATAACGAAGAATCAGAAAGAAATGACCGATAAATTCGATGGACGATTTTAAGATCTCTACAATGCCAGGGAAAGCACCTTTCGAGGTGCTTTTTTTGTTTGTAATTTCTTATAAATAGTGATATCATGAGGATGAAAATAACAAAAGGTGTAAAAAATGATAAATTTTTCTTCCTTCTTAACTGAAGGCAAATTAAAAGCAGAAGATTATGAAGCAGCAATTGTTATCGGATTTCACAAGATAACAGGACAAAAGTTAGATCCTACAAAAGCAGGAATTAGCGATTCGACAATGAAACTTTTACAGGATACTCCTGCAGCATTACAAGCAGGTGAACGTATCGCTGAGTCTGTTAAGAAACATTTCAAACTTGGTAATGTAAAAGCAGAGCAGTATGGTCGAGCAAAATCTAAATTAACAGGTGCATGGAAAAAATACGGTGCAACTGATACAACTCCAAAAACAGATATCTTAATCGGCGACAAGAGATTGTCTTTGAAAATTGGTATCGCTCAATTGATGTCTGGAGGTAAAGCGGAGAGTCTTGCTACATTTTATGCAGCAACTGAAAAAGTTTCAGGTGAAATTAAAAAAGATCCCAATTATGCATTAACCGAAAGCATAGTGAATGACTTCGTTACTGCCAGTCTTGCCCCATCTCAACTACGACCTCTGATTAAATCAGGAGAGAATGAACTAGTTAATAAAGGTGAAAAAGCACACAAAGATGCTATGGATTCAATGAGAAAGTTATTTGAATCAAATAGAGAATTTAAAATTGCATTTGCTAGAGAAGCAATGTCTGGGTTTGTAAAGTATGGAGAAAGCAGTAACTCTGCTGCAGAATACATGTTAGTCGCAACCCATGACGGTGGTTCAGTGAGCATTCACTCTGTAAACGATGATGCTTATTGCGAAAAGATTGCAGATGCTATGAAAGTGCAAGTCAGGTTCAAAACTTCATCTAGAAAATTAAAAGGTGTAAAGACTGGTGAATATAATTTTTGGTCAGTCGTTTCACTAATTGTAGATGCTATGTCAGAAAATACTGATCATGAAGGTAAATCGCTCAATGAAAATATTTTAAGAGCGATTAAGAATAAAGTTTTGGGTCTTGCAAAAAGAGTCATATCAAGAGTTAGAAAAAGTGTTACAGGTTTCTTGAAGTTTCTATCTCCAGAGAAACCTGACATCACTATCAACAATAAGGTCAAATTCTAATGCATTATTTCTCCGAATTTATCGCTGAACAAAAGAATACTCACATGACACACATTGAAGACAAAGTTCTTTATGGTGGGGTGAGCGGAACTCGTGAGGCGATACTAGCATTGCGCTCGTTGAGAGATATGCTTGGTGGAGAAAAAGATGGCAGTGTATCAGTCAAGTGGGATGGTGCACCTGCCGTTTTTTGCGGAACCGACCCTCGTGATGGCGAATTTTTTGTAGCAAAGAAAGGTATCTTTGCAAAAACTCCAAAAGTTTATAAAACAAATGCAGATATCGATGCTGACACGTCAGGTGATTTAAATGTAAAACTTAAACTTGCACTCAAGCATTTACCAGAACTCGGGATAAAAGGAATAATACAAGGTGATTTTCTCTTTTCTTCAGAAGACGTTTCTACGCAAAAAATTAAAGGAAAGTCGTATGTTACTTTCCACCCTAACACAATCGTTTATGCTGTTCCTGCAGGAACAGATGCAGCAAAGGAAATCACATCGGCAAAAATTGGAGTCGTGTGGCACACCACATATACAGGCACGTCATTTGAATCTCTAAAAGCATCATATGGAGTTGATGTTTCTAAACTGAGAAAGTCAAGAAATGTCTGGTCTCAAGATGCAATGTTGAGGGACATGACACAATATACTATGAGCAAAAATGAAACTGATTCGGTTAACGAATATTTAACATCCGCTGGTAAAATATTCAACCAAATCAGCGGAAGCACACTTAGACAACTTGAGGCGAATCAAGATCTCGCTCAACTCATTGAACAGTACAATAACACGTTTGTGCGAAAGGGTGATATCATCGGTAATACTCGCACGCACACAAATGGTCTTATTCGTTGGATCAAACAAAAATATCAAAAGGAAATAAATGCTCGTAAAACCGATAAAGGTAAAGGAGTGCAAAAGGCAAAACTAGATGCCCTCCTCGAGTTTTTCTCAGATTCAAACAAAAGATCTTTGACTCAAATGTTTGAATTGCAAAAAGTTATTGTTCTTGCGAAATTAAAACTTATAAATATCCTTAATAGACTGTCAAACGTCAAAACATTCTTGAAAACCAGTAAGGGTTACAAAGTAACTGGTGAAGAAGGTTATGTTGCGATAGACAGACTTGGTGGTGATGCAGTGAAAATTGTTGACCGTATGGAATTCTCATACGCCAACTTTTCACCCGACATATTAAAGGGATGGGATAAACCAGGAAGGTAAACAGGCATGGCACAACCATTGTCTTTCAAAGATTTTATGCTGGTAGGCATGGACATTTACGATGACGAATATATTTCTTATCGTCGTTGGAAAATGAAAAGAACTAACGAAGAAATAGAGTCTGATACAGATCCTTTAGAAGAAGCACTCACGTTGCAACAACGAATGAAACGTGCACGAACTTTTAAAAGACTTGCTCCCAAAATCAAACGTGGTCGCGAAAGAGCGAAACGTCGTATGGCGAATAAAGAAACGCTGGAAAGACGTGCACGCAAAGCAGCACGTAAATTTATTCTCAAAAAACTCACCAAAGGCATCCCAAAATCCGAACTATCATTTTCTCGTAAACAAGAAATAGAGAAAAGATTAGATAAACCGAACATCAAGAAACGCATTAATATGCTTTCAAGAAAAATGTTGAAAGACGTTCGCAAAAAAGAAATTGAGCGGAAAAAGGGATAATGATAAATTCATTTAAGAATTTTCTAGTAGAAGAAGAGAAGACTTTATATTTTGTATGGGGAAGAATGAATCCTCCTACAGCAGGACATGAAAAACTTCTTGATTTTCTAAAAGCAAAAGCAGGTAATAATCCATTTCGAATTTACCTGACGCAAACAGTAGATGATGAAAAGAATCCAATTCCTTTCGTTGATAAGATAAAATTTGCTCGTAAGGGGTTTCCTCAGTATGCTCGTCAGATAATGATGGACAAAAAACTGAAAACCTTATTAGATGCTTTATCTCTATTTCACACAGAAGGATTCAAACGTGTTGTAATTGTTGCAGGAAGTGATCGTGTTCGTGAATACGACGTTCTCTTAAATAAATACAACGGAAAAAAAGGTCGCCATGGTTTCTATAACTTCTCTAAAATTAGTGTAGAGAGTGCAGGCGAGCGCGATCCAGACTCGAAAGGTGTGGATGGTGTATCTGGAACTAAGTTGCGTGGGTTTGCCAGCGATGGTGACTTCACTCAGTTTGCGCAATATATGCCTAAAAAACTATCTAATGCAGATGCAAAAGCAGTATATAATGCAGTCCGCAAAGGTCTTGGTCTAAAAGAGCAAAAAGAATTTAAGAATAAAATCACTTTTGATCCAGTAGATAATGTTCGTGAATCTTATGTTCAGGGTGAACTATTCGACATTGGAGACAGTGTTGTAATAAAAGAAAGTGATGTTGTAGGAACTATTAAAATCCTTGGTCCAAACTATCTGATCATTGAATCAAATGGTGTGACTTATCGTAAATGGTTAACAGACGTAGAACTTATTGAAAAGCAAGACTCGGATATCAAAGACCGCGACGGATCTCAACCAGCAAAATACCATTCTGGTTTGAAAAAGTCTACAAAGATTAAACGGGACGCTCAGTTTAAGAAACAAGCGAAGATGTCAGATGATAATCCTGCTGCATATAAACCTGCTCCTGGAGACGCGAAGGCAAAGACAAAACCGAGTAAACATACATTGAAATTCAAATCTATGTACGGCGAATCGGAAAACGAAAAATTGGCAAAGTCTCGTATTGATCGTGAGAAAAAAGCAGATTCAATACGGCATGACAGAATGCTCGATCGTGCACGTATGCGCGACACAAAGAAAACTAATAAGGAAACCAAATGATAAAGTTTAATCAATTTATTTCTGAAGAAGAAAAAAAGGGTTTGGCAAAAAAAGCAGAAAAGTCTGGTATGCCTATCGGGATTCTTCGCAAAGTTTACAATCGTGGCATGGCAGCATGGAAAACTGGGCATCGTCCAGGAACTACGCCACAGCAGTGGGGAATGGCACGTGTCAATTCATTCGTAACTAAGTCCTCAGGCACTTGGGGTAAAGCAGATAAAGATCTAGCAGCAAAGGTAAGAGGATAATGGCAACATTCAGAGTTGAAATTGATGGCGGAATTGAGACGGTGACTGCTAGGACTGAAAAAGAAGCGATTCGAAAAGCAGCGCGGAAACAGGGTAATAGTAAATCTGTTGGTACATCTTTTGGTCCGAAAGTTAAAGTTAAAAAGATCAAAGAAGGTACGGAAACAACTTGGACAAAAGATGTTGGTCGTGATGCAAAGTCACTAGTCGCTTTGGCAAAAAAGAATGGACTTGAAGCAAAAGCAACAGGAAATAAAGTTACAATCACTGGTGATAAAAAGATGATCACTAGGACAATGTTGAATATGAGATACGCATATCAAGCATTCAGTAAAGGTTTTAAAAACGAAGAAATTCAAAAAGAGGATAAAATGAAAACTTTCGATGAACTGATGGTAGAACTTTCTGAAGGTAAAGCAGCGAATCCTGCCCAACAAGCAGCAATCGCTATTGCTAAAAAAGAAAAGTCTGTTAAAGAAAAAATGGATCCAACTGATCACGTCAAAGAAAAAGATGGTAAGTTTTGCGTGTACAATGCAGACGGTACTGTTGCAAAAGAGTTTGACAATAAAGATGATGCAGATCAGTATGCAATCGACAACCATGATAAGTTGATGGCAACTAAGAAAGATGTCGATGAAAAGACCGATCCTGCAGCAATGGCAAGAGCAATGGCAGCGTTTAAGAAACGTGGGGGTAAGATCAAGAAACTTGCGCCAGGAAAGGCAGCAGGATATCATGGTAAAGATGATCCAGGATCAGACGTACATGGTATGATTGGAAAGAGTGACACCAAAGGATTTGGCACTCGTAAAAAAATTGGATCAATGAAAAAATGATTGGGTTCAAACAATTTTGCGAAAAGTTTGATTTTAAAGTAGATGTCGATGGTCTGCCTGCATTGTTTATGACAGGTAATAGTCCAGGAGAAGTCAAAGCGCATTTGCGTAAAATTGTAAAGCAACCATCTATGGTTCAATCTGTTTCTCGTGTTACTAAGCACGATAAGAAAAAAACTTTCAGAGCGATGGCATTCGGTAAATATGACGACGGAACTCCAGAAGCAGTTGCCCATGCTAAAAAAATAACACCAGGACAGTAAAATGGATTCTTTTAAGAAATTTTGTGAAGAAAAAGACCCTCGTTTAAAAAGAGCAGGAGTATCAGGTTTCAATAAAGCGAAACGAACTCCAGGACATCCTAAGAAAAGTCATATCGTTGTCGCTAAAGATGGTGACAAAATTAAGACTATTCGTTTTGGTGAACAAGGTGCTTCTACAGCAGGTGATCCTAAAAAGGGTGAATCTGATAAGATGAAAAAGAAACGTAAATCGTTCAAGGCGAGACACGCAAAGAACATAGCAAAAGGTAAGATGTCTGCCGCATATTGGGCAAACAAAGAAAAGTGGTAATAAATTATGGCAGCAAAATTGAATGAAGGAACTGAGGTAGCACTCCCACTTCGCAATATTATTAGCATGATTGCCTTTACATCATTGGCAACTTGGGCATACTTTGGCATCGTTGAAAGATTAAATTTAGTAGAAACACAGCAGACTATGATGCAATCTGACTTGAGTCAAAATACTGAGTTTCGTATAAAATGGCCAAGAGGTGAGATGGGTAGTTTACCTGCTGACAGCGAACAGTTCATGTTGATTGAACACTTAGCAGGAGAACTTGAAAGTTTAACTGTAGAAATTGAAACAGGTCAAGCACCGTTTGATCAACAGCAAAAGTTGATGATGGAGTTTTTTGAAAAACGAATTAATTCATTAGAAGAACAAATTGAAAAAATTAAAGACACTCAATTAGAAATTAAACAACAGAACGGACACTAAGATGGCAGTGGAAATGGTTTGTATCACACTATTATTGTATGTCAATGGCGTAGTAGAATCACACGTTGGACATCATAAAATGGTAGATTGC